TTCCATATCCTAGTTGAAAAGCTTTCTCCATTGCTCCATGGAGTATCAACGAAATTCTTAACAATCTGATCATTTACACTATAGAAATTCTTTCCAAATCCCATAGCTTCCATTGAAGTATTGGCACTCTTAGCTGCTAAGTTATTTAAATATTCAGTGACTTCTTCCTGATCTTTCATAGCCATTTCATGCTGCTGCATGATGATTGAATACTGTAATCCTTCCAGACGATTCAATTTATATATGCTTTCTCTGACAGGCACTAGATGTGCATACTTTGGATATTTATAGACAAAATCATCTATTTTTTCCATAAGAAGCTTTATGTCTTCATCTGGAAGTTTTTCAAGAAGAATCCTATATTCTATAACATTGTCTTTACCGTACTTTGTATAGTATGCAGCAATTTCCTTATCAAGTCTTGAAAATTCCTTTTCGTAATATTTGGAAAGTCTTTTATTTAAGGAGTTTTCATTCTTCGATGCCCATTTTTTCAATTCATCAGTTCTTTTCTTCCAATACTTGTTCATCTGTATTCGTATCGTCCTCTATTGTTCTATTTGTAGGATAATCTGTTGAATATTCCAATGGATCTGCTTCTTTTTCAATCTTATCTATTTCTTCCTGGACATCTTCAACAGCACTGATGATTTTCAACTGCGTTTCTTTAGAAACAATGCCACTTAGCTGTGCAGCAATCTGTGATTCCTCCAACAGATTCGCAGGATAGTTGAATGTAAATTTATATTCAATATCCAACCAGTCATCCTTTTTCATTTTGTTGACTGGGTTACTAAAGATAAGCATGTATCGTCGATTCATTCCACTTGTGAACTTTCTTTCTTTAGTTTTAGCTAAATTGCTCATGGCCTGAAGCTTATATTTTAAAGAAATACCTGAACTTGTTCCAAAATCCTCATCAGATATATTAGCTACCATGCTAATCTGGAAAATAAGCTTTTCTAGACGATTGATCAAGTTTTCCTGTGTAGTATCACCATTAGGCTTTTGAAGGAACTCAACTACCAGCTTGTCGCTATCATCACCATCAAAATTGATGATTCTATTTTCTCTGAGTTTCTTAATTTCATCATCATTTAATGCAGCTCCAAGTATTTTTAAATATGCATCAGCAAAATAATCAACGTCATTTGCCTTTTCAGAAATAGCCTTGTTATAGGCATCTATCATTGTCATGACTGGAGAAAACAAACCAATCCTTTCCTCATTTTCTCTATACTCAGTGGCAGGTACACCAGAAAACCCGTGTGGCTTATTATCATAATCCAAGAAATGCAACCCGCCATCATCCGCAAAATAACGAACATAGGTATCATCCGATACGCTTCCATGCATAACCTTGTCAGAATCAATATACATTCTTACAAAATATCTTGGCCTTTCCAGCACTGAATCATCATAGATGATAAACGACTCCATAGGTGATACGTAGGTTATGCCAATCTCGCCATTCTCATCAACAAAGTACATCTCATATGCGAATCCAAAAATATCACACATCTTTGAAAGTTCGGCATTGTTGTCGTCCTGATCATTGTACTTGTCAAGCATGTTGATATAATCATCAACAGCCTTGTTCTTTGATGTTACCTTGATGGGATTTCCAATAAAAAAACCGTTGAACGTATCAACGATATATTTGGCAAAATTAACAGCAATTCTGTTGTCTGGCTTCCAGTCAGGTTTTGAATCCTCATCAAATATCTTATATTTTGTTTCGTAGGCATTCAATAACGGCTCTAATTTTTTTCTTGAAAAAGAACGATGCTTATTAATAAACTTACTTAATTCATCAATTGTCAGTTCTTCATCATCAGCAATTCTAAACATCAAATTCCTCCTTCTATAGAGTTATATCCTACATTTTTATGCAGGATTGTATATATGAAATATCGTACAGCATCCATGCAGTGGTCATTCTCCTTTATGGGCTTATCATTGCCACTGGATGCTGATTTTGAATCCCAGGCGTATGTGTTAAATTCCTTGATTGTCATTTCACATGATTCATAGAAATAAATAACACCTATGTTCAAATAATTTCCAACGACACGTATGCCGTCTTCAACATCATTCTTTGCTTTCTTTACCCTGAACCCTCTTTTCTTCAATTCAGCAATGAATGATGCAGCAGATGGATCAACAACAACCTTATTAATCTTCATTCCATCCAGAAATGATATTAGGTCATCTGCATACTCGCTGTCTGTTTTTTGTTTATGCTTATCACGACCAGAATAATAATATTCTTTTGTACAACACCATTTTCCGTCCACACTTTTTTCCCAAAGCAAAAAGACCGTGGCATTTTGAGTTCCATAGTCACAACTTACATAGCGATACTTGCTGTCATCAACAAAACTGCTCGACGCTTTTTTTACAACATGCTTTGAATAATCAAACATGTCGTATATGATACCTTCAGCAACTTTCCACATTCCTAGAATATATCTATCATAGAATACGCCACTCCACTGTTTCATGTATCTTTGCTTTATTTCTTCGGATAAAGATAGATTGTCTTCCATGGTAAAATGAAGGTAAATCAAATTTTTCTCTCTAGTCTTATCTATCCAATTAACCTTAAACCAATGAAAAGGCCCATCTGGATTGCAGTTGAACCAAAACTTTGAACCATCAACAGAACATCTGGCTGTTGCCTGATTGACAAAACTTTCTGGCATCAAGGCAACTTCATCAAAGAAACATCCAGCAAGGGTAATACCCTGAATAAGGTCCTGAGAACGCTCATCCTTTCCACCAAAAATATAGAAATAATTTTCAATCGATCTTCTTTTAACAACAATAAGATTGTCTGCTCTATGATCTTGAACTATATAGCCCCTAGACTTTAACATTGGCTTTAAAACATTAAGTACATTTCTTCTGAATGATCCAATTGTCTTTCCACACATTCCAAAGTTCTGTCCATTGAATCTTGTCATGGCCCATAACACATAAGACAATGACATGCTTACAGTCTTACCTGAACGAATGGCACCATCCGCTATGATTCCATCTCTTGCTTTCACTGGACTTTCATCAGTCCACCAGTTTAATACTTTTCTCTGCTTTTTTGAAAAAGGCTTGAACCTAAAAAAATTCTTATTCTTCATCTTCCCAGTCATCCTTTGCAGAGGCATTTAATGCTTCAAGGAATCCATCATCATGTCCATCATCCAAATCATCAGCTATATGCTTAGATAGCCAATCGAGAGCTTTTAAACAATCCGACATTTTGATTGCCTTCCCATCTAGTTCATTCTTATCAAGAAAAGCAATATCTATGTACTTTTGAAATATTTCAATTGGATCAAGCATGGCATCAGCAAGCATTTCCTGTTTTAACTTCTTGATTGTTTCTTGAACCAGTGGTTCATTAAGTAAGCGACTACCCCTAACCATTGCCGACCCATATGTTACCTGTGGTCTAATCAGCTGATAAGCTTTTGTTGCATTGTGATATCTCAGGTAATATATACAAAAAAGCTGACGTTCTTCATCCAGTTTACTATCATCTATTACCGTTTCAACAATATCATTTGCCTTCTTAAGGGGTGCACCCTTTTTCTTCTTTGGGGGTGCACCCTCTTTTTTATCCATCTTATTCCAGTGGCGAGTTTTCCATGACTTGACTGTATTGATTGAAACATTGTACTTTTCGGCTATTTCTTTTCGCTTAAGGCCTTTCTTATAATCCTCATACGCAAGTTCCCAGTTCTCTTTCAAGCCATATCACCACCTCCTATTTGTCGTTTTGAAGTTTATATATTTAACTGATCAAATAACGATGATAACTTTGGAAATTGCATTGCTAACCAATCAACCATTTCCTCGCAATGCCAATCACAAGCATCATTCAATCCTGATTCAATTAAAAAAGCATGAATAATCTCATGCCTTAATAAATTATTTTTAAATTCATTTACATTTTCCTGTTCAATATCATCTTCTTTTTCTAAATTACATATGACTATTTTTTTAGATGATGGATCACAATATGCGTATCTATCACGCAATAAAAAATCATGTTCTTTGTCATTGACTTGCAACTTATAACGAGTTCCTAAAATTTTTATTGAGCTATAGCGCATATAACTTTTTCCTCCTATTCTAATGCTATATACTTAAAATAGCTAAGCTTTTTTATCTATTTTTTATCAGTCTTCCAGGAAAGGATGGTGATACAATGGCAAAAGGAAAATGTACAGAAAAACCACCTCGTCGTGGACCAATGACAGTCAAAGTCAAAGGATACACACGAAAAGATGGCACACATGTAGACGCCCATAAGCGACATACTCCAAAATAACTTTTTATCCAATTAAGCTTAGCAGCAGCTGGTGAAGTAACACCAGCTTTTTTTGTTTTAAGCAAAAATAATAGTTTAACATCTCTTCTTTTAAAGCGACACCACAAGCAGAAAAAATGTATGTTTAAAGGGGATTTCAAAATGAACTCTATGTCTAGCTGGCTTATTATTATATGAAAGGTTGGTGTAAAATGTGATGCCGCCATAAAAGAAAAAGAACACTTACGTGCTCTTTCACAAGGGATATTCAAATTATCGGGGAAACGTTTATCCATCTTTGCCAATTCCTGACATTATAATAATATCATACTATGCGATTAACATGTTTAACATTTTTAACATCTTTTCAGTTTACATAACTTTTTTTGTGATATACTATAAGTAAATTAAGAAGTGACTGCATAATGCATCATTAACAGAAACGAGAGGACGGCAATCCTCTCGTTTTTATATCTAAATTCTTTTTATTTGGCTCCAACCAATTCGTTTTCTTGTTCTTCTTGTGATAAAACTTCTTCTAAAATTTTATTTGTTGGTAATAAATAAATCAACATATCATCTTTTTTCTTAAATAATTGAAATCCAAATTTCTCATAATATCTTTTAAGATTTTCATCATCTTTGCAGTCAACGTGCGTAACTACACTAGGGAAAATCATATGTATATCTTTAATCCTTGAAAAAACTAAGCTCATTAAGATATCTCCAGTTATATATTCATTATAACCATTTGTATAATTTTTGGCTAACTGCCCAATTAACAAAGTTTTTATATTTTTTCCTATAGGATACGTTGTCCCAAACAATTTCTTTCTATGTCTAGATTTTAAAGAATCACTCAACTCAACATTACTTTGACCTAACGCATATACAGCGACTAAATATGTTTTTCCATATGATGGTTGTGCATATACAAGATAGGTTCTAGCCAATCCAACTCTTTCAAATTCATAAGCTTTATAGTGAATAAAATATTCAACATCAGGATTTAAAGGACAAGAAAAATCGGAAAGAATTTTCATTATTTCATCCTTTCCGATTTTTTGATTAATCATATCATATAAGGATATAGTTCTATATATCATTTTTATTAATTCCTAACATGTTTAAAATAGCTTTTTTCCCTTTAACATCTTGATGACCAATCACTTTTTTTGTTTTTACTTTTTTTGTTTTGTTCATGATATTATGGAATCTATTAACATCTGAACGTTCGATTACATAAGTATCAGTGAAACTTTTTGTTGCCATAATATCTCCTCCTTCTAGTATAGATAACTTCTATACGTATGTATTGTACCATAAGTCATATAATAATATCCATACTTTGTCAATATATTTTTTATTTTTTTTACTATCTAGCCAAATATCCATATATAGCCTTCCTAATGAGTCTTTTCACATGCACGGAGGAAAAATGAACTTTATTGCCAATCGCTGTATAGCTTTGATTTTCTATGTATCTTTCATAGATCATCACCTTATCAATGGCGATAAAATTCTTTTCAATGAACTGTTCTATTTCTTTTTGCTGTTCCCTGCACTCTTCAATCTTCTGCATATATACCAGCATCATATCATCCTGTGCTGTGCCTTTTTCTTCCTGAGAATAGGAAATGGCCTTAAGACCGCCCATCTTGTTTTCGTAAAGAATGATGTCGTATCTAAGGCTCTGATATTTCTTTAAGTAGTTTTCAACTTTTTCATATGAATCCATTTCCTAGTCCTCCTGATCAGCGCGTTTGATATCTGCATAAACTATAATCCCACCAACAACCAGCAGTGCTGTTTCCAATATTCCTAATCCTGCAAAGAAATTAATAAGCCAGTTAGGCATAGTCACAACTCCTCTCATAATTAAAATCCGGTTTTAATTGCAAAATAAACCAATACAGTTTCGATTATTACAGCTATTAGCGATGTAAAAAAAATTATAATTATCTGTTCTTTGTTGGCCATGTCTTGTTAAATTTATTCCAAGACTCATAGCTAAAAGCATCATTAAAGTAATAAAATAATAATTCATCTTAACAACTCCTTCTGTTTTTCTAATTTTTCTTTTGTGCAATAATCACAAGACAAAGAGTATCTAACTTCATAAAATGCACTAGCTAGATTTCTAAGTTCTCTTTCTTCATATTCATTCATTATCTTTCGCCTACATTCCTGTTTTATTAAAATAATCAAGCCTTGCTTTTACCATTGGTTGTTCAGTTGCTTCTTCTATATTCATATTGTGATTTTTTGCAAACTCACAAAGATATTTTCCATAAGGATTCAAGAGTTCAGCCATTTCATTATTTACATATCCTCTTGCTTCATCTTCTTGCAAAAGTCTCCATTCTCTAGTAGGAGCATGATATTTTCTACCATCATCAGTGATAACCATTGTTTGTTCTTCGCAAGCTGTTGGAACGTAAAATTTAATACATTTTCCAATAACTCCGCTTTCAGTACAAATAATTTTATCTCCTATATTAAATCGTCTACTCATTATTTTTCACTTCCTTCCTACCACTCATTTACCTTGTCACTACCCCTCATCTACCTCGCAATACCTCTCACTTTTGATACTCCAATGCTTTTGTTACAGGAAAGAAACATCCTTCTTCAAATTTACTGTCACTTATAGAACCATCGCAATATCTTATATGTGGGTATCTACACACTAATGTAATTAATCCAACCTCTTTATACCTATTATCCCACACCCACATACCTTTTTTTAGTTCTTCAAATTTGTATGGTTGTGGATCAAAGTGTTCTGAGATTAATTGTTCAAATATATCACAGCTAATTTGTGGGGCTACTTGACCACCCCATTTTTTAAAATTATCTTTTCGTTCTAATATTCTTAAATTTTCTAATGCCTTTTCACATGCTTCTTTATTCAACATCTTTTTCACCTATTTTCTTTTTTATACACCATCTAGGTGATCTAATTTTCAACTGATACCTTTTACTTTTATCAATTAATTTTGGTTCTGATTCATGAGGATGTACACAGAAATAACCTTCCTGTTCCTCAAAGTATTCACAAAATTCACACGTATTACATTTGATTTTTTGTTTCATTTTCATCACCGCCTGTATCTTTTATTTCATATTTTCCAAAATAGCAAATGATAAATAAGATTATCCACCATCCATTGTTGAAATAATATATTAGCCACGATGTAAATATCATTACTGCAACGTTTAAGAGAAAAATCATTGTTGTTGGTTTCATATTTTCACTCCAATCATAAATTCTTAACTTTTCTTAACTTCAAACAGCTCACCATTCTCACTCAAGCATATGATCAGTCGCTCATGCTCATCATAATGCCTTATCACATGTATCTCATTGACCTGCGTATCGTCGTGATAAGCAACCTTATTCAAGGCATCCAGCACAACCTTAACGACATTATCGGCATCAGGCTTCTTTTTTGGTTTAAAAGCATTGCTCAGCTTTAAAGCCTTATTTTTCTTTGTATCACTCTTGTTTGGAGAAAAGCACACATACATGCTCATTCGTATGCTTTTATTAGAGATGTAATCTGTGTGCTTTAGGTAACTGTTTTTAATTAGCCTTTCATATTCAACAGTTTTCTTATCTGTATAGGCAATGCCCATTCTTGTGAATCTCGGTCTTCCTTTACCTCGAACCCCTGGAACTTCAAAGATGAGTCCACTATCAGGCCATTGGGTCGCCATATTCCTCATCCTCGAATTCTTCAGGCGATTCTTGTTGATTTTCTACATATGCCTCTATTTTCATTTGTGAACTGTCGTCTGCATCTGGAACAACAGCAGTGGCAGTGAATATCAGGGAAATCTTAGAAAGATCATCTTCTGTTTCAAACCTCAAATAATCATATCCGTTATGAACATCGAATTGATCAAACATCTTAAGATACCCGACATCATCATCACTGATCCATTTCCCTGTTATGGATGCTATTTTTGCTATCTTCTTAGTGTAATGCTTATCCATTTCATCAACCCAGCTAATCCCCATTCTGGCATCTACATAGCTGACAATATTGCCTCTTGTTCTGGCATTACTGAGTGCATCACCATCTGCTTTATCAAGAACAAATGATTTGTTAGGTAACTGTTTCAATTGATAAAGGCATTCATCAAAGTCATATGCATCAATAAGTCTATCAATATTTTCCATTGATTCATATACACCACAATAACCAGGTGCATAAAAATATAACTTATCAAGCAGTCCTGCAACATATGTTTTTTCATCTGTCTTTCCAAAGATCTTGTTAACACAATCAAGAAACTTATATAGCTGTCTTTCTTCTCTTGTTATTTTCATCATCACTTCTATCCTTTCAGTACATCTTTTAATTTTTTGTTCAACGGCTTCATGAGCTTGTATGGAAATTCATTTGACTCAAGATGTTCAAAATAAGTCTTTGTTCTAGAAAATCCGTTCATCCCACTGAATGTTAGATGAGAATATGGTGTAAATATGATTCTTTCCAGTGCTCCAACAATGTCTTTGTCAATGATCTTGCGTTCAGCGTTTCCAATGCACATCTTATTGCCAGAAAGTTCATTTGGCATTGGATATTCATAGAGTTCGGTTTCTTCAGCTTTATACTCCTTGTAGGCATAGCACTCTATGCTTCCAACTTTTTCATGATTAAAATAAACAATGTATATGGCATTTGGAAAATTGATATTATATACAAGCATCTTGCCACTGCTGTTTTCAGCATAATTGACAATTCTTTTCTTTCCTTCCTGCTTGATGACTGCATAATGTTCATCAATGGCAATAATCTGTGAATTCAGCAGGACAATATTTTTTGTTGGAGCATCTTCAGCTTTCCTTTCAAACGATTTTCTGATGATCTTGCAGAATTCCTGAATGTCAACCTTCTTGAACAGTGGTTCATTTCTGCCATTCTCCTTGAGTGCGATTTCTACTGCATTGCTTTCCGAATTGATTCGTGCAATTAATTCCATCATAGAATCACCTCACCATCTGGTGCTGCATGACACCTTAATATTTCAGAAAATAAATAGCTGTTATGACTTTCGTGTGAATAGCAATAAAAGTGTTCATTCATGTTGGCCAATGCCCTCTTGAAGGACAGACTTTCATGGTTGGTATCAGTGATTCCAAATATTGAAATTAGCGCCTTTACACCATCATATACTGTATCCATATCAAAAAAGCCATTATACCCAACTGCTTCAATATTGTAATTTTCAGCGAATACAAACTCCCCATTAATCATGTAATACTTCAGCTCATTGAACATCTGTCTTACACGTGGATTCTTCGCATAGGCCTTTCTTAGTTTTCTAGCATATGATTTGTTTTTCAGTCTTATGTATGAAACAATCATTCTTTCTGTTTCTGCATCATATCCATCAATGTATCCAGGATGGTCTGGATCCTCAAAATCCCTAAGACAACCAACTATGAAATCATTAAGATATTTATCTATCTTTCTGTTTGAATCATATGGCTTATAGTTATCTATGCGATAATGTTCAACATCAATATGACAGCCATCATCCAATGCTATAGCAAAGTCAAAATCTTCATATATCACATCAAAATGCATTGTATGCATTATACATGAAAGAAGCATTGTAACCAGAACATTATCATAATTCAGATCAAGTGCATCACCCAGATGCATATCGTTAAGATAGTTCTCCTCGTGAAAGCCATACTCATATATGTCAATAAATATTCCTGGATCTTGATGAACTGCTACTTCTATCTGATTCTTTATTTCATCATCCACAGTAAAATAATGAATAAATCGAAGAAAACAGGTCAGCCCATCGTCTTCCATTGCATCAAAATTATAACCATCATCAGTCTGAGTAAAATACTGAACCAAATCGCTCAACACGATGAACACCACCTTTCAACTGCCTCGTCAGCAAAGCATTGCAATGTTCCAGAAGATAGTTGGCCATCTTGTTGTTCGTAACCAAAAATTGCACATTCCCCTTTGATGCCTGTACTTCGCACGATTCATCAAGTGGATGAACATCATCTTCAAGTTTATATGTCTTGCTTCTCAATGCTCCATAAATCTTTCCATCTCGAGAATATCTGTTGGCAATGAAGATATTTCCTTCATACTCTCCATTGGCTGAATCCAGATAATAGCATCTTTCAAGATTTTCGAACGTATATTCAAGTATCTTTCGAGTAGCATCGTTGTCAACGCAGCCAATAAGAACTGGTGTGTAAAGATAGTTGTTGTTGCAGTATTCAAGAATCTCATCCTTTGTCAGATAAAGTCCTATAGCTTCACAATGTGTATCATAGAAAGTATTGATCTTAGCAGACAACGCAATCGACTTGTACTCTCCTATATCCTGCTCCTGATAGGACTGACGTTTCATGTTCTTTCTTTCAACACGGTCACCATCTACAAGCAGCATCTTATGGTCAGTATTGATAAGGAGCTTTGGAAGGTCCCTTGCAAGAAGTGACCCTGTTCCACCAACTCCAACGATAATGAATACATATTTTTCCCCCATACTGATTCATCACCCTTTCTTGTACTGCTTTGCAGTTGCAACAAGCGTGTTGTCATCTTCAAACATCTTGTATGTCATTTCACCAGCAAATTCATAGTGACGATGGTCAAGCATAATCTGACTAATCTGTTTGTCTGTATATGTTTTTCCATCCTCAAATCCATAGCTGGAAATATCAACGATATGTCCCTCTGTATAAAGACTGAATGGATAGACATATCCATTTTCTGTAGTAGGTGTTTTAGCTTTGCTTGAATTGCTCGTCTTAGAATAAATCTTTTTGTCCTGTTTTTGAGCTACAGGCTTCGCCTCAGCGACGTTTTCCTCTTTTTTGACCTGTTTGTTATCTTTTGTGTTTTTCTGCTCCTGCTGCATCATTTTAATAAAATCAATTGCCATTTTCATTTCCCCTTTCTTTTTCCTTTAGCTTCATAGCAAAGTATTCTGTTCTTTTTCTTTTCTCAAATTCATCTCGGTCAGACTGGTTTATATAAATCGCTTCTGCAAATGGTGCATACAATCTTGTGTTTTGTTCATGGCATAACATAATGTCTTCCCTGCTTGGATTGCCTCTCAGTATCTCAATCAGCTTCATTGCTTCATCTTTTGTCTTGAACTTGAATGGTATCAGCTGATCATGAAAACGAACATGAATGATTATGCAATCCTTTCTGACCATCCTTTCGACCGTAAATGACTTTTCAGCTTCTTCGAGTATTTCATGAATGGATGGAACATACTTGCTCTTTTTGACCAACCTCTTGATGGATGATAAGACTTCATTCTTTGAATATTCATCAAACATCATCTGCCATGTAGCAATCGTTTCATCACTGTCATCAATCTTTCTCCCTTGATAGACAATCTTCATGAAATTTAGAATTTCCAAAATTTCAGTTTTTTCCAAAATCCTAACATCCCCCTGATAAACGAAATCAGTCTGGTCTGCTGTTAGCTTTTTTGGCTTCTCACTATCTAACATAGTAAGCAAACACACAGCAGCACTGCTTTCTTTATTTTCTTTTTTTCTTTTATTTCTTTAATATAGATGGAGTGTCCGTATTACGTACAGTAAGTGTACGCCACACGTACGATAAGTGTCCGTATTACGTACAGTAAGTGTCTGTGTCACGTACACTTATTCATCAAAATTTCTATTCATGATAGCCTGATAAAGATCGTATTTCAGTACCCTTACAGTTGTAATTCTTCCATTCAAACAATAATCAATCGCTCCATCATCTTTTAGGATTTTCAGACATTTGTATAATTTATCTCTGCTGATTCCGAGTATATCGCACATCTCTTTTTTTGTCGTTTCAAATGTTCCTGAACGAAATTTTGCGATTGTATTGTCCTCCTTGACATATTCACAATGCAGGAGGCAGAAGATGAAAACCTGAAGCACATATGGATCCCTGAAATACTTCCAATCTTCAATTTTTCGATAGAGCTTTACGTATCCTTTCTTATCCTCCTGCATAATAAACTAACCTTCTATAAGAGCACAGCGAGAAATTAAATCCTCAAGAATATACTCTTTACCTGTTTCCATAAAATTAAATGTAGTTTGTTCTTTGTTTGGATGTGCACATATAACACCAAATCCAGATATTGAAATATCTCCAAAGTTATCTTTATATATCTCTTTGACACCTACTTCATGCCAATAATTCAATAATTCCCATTCCAGAGAGGTTACATATATTCTCTCTGGCACTTCCTCTAAGAGTTCTTCTTTTGTGAATGGAAGATTTACATTTTTATCTATATTTTTGATTGTAATGACTATTTTTTGCGATGGTTCTTCACCGATTCTTCTCACTTCAAAAGTAGATATATCTGTTTCATTTTCTATCAATAACTTAGTTGCGACATTCATATTGCTTCCTCCTATGCCATTGGATCATCATCGACAACTAGTTGACGATTACTTTCAACTTTTGGAGAAGTAGAATGTTGTTCTATTGCATGTGTATTTTCGTACACAGTATCTACATCGATAGGATTGCTATCTAATTCATTTTCATCCACACCAGCTTCTTCAGCTGTATACAAACCTTGAAAATCCTCTGTAAATGCTTCTCTGAGTGCCTGTGCAACCGCTACTTTTCTTATCATTGTTGCTGGTTTCGTTGCCCATTGATTATTTATTGAACCATCCTTTTTCTTTCCTACATATTCATCAAATGAAACTTCTACTCTTTCTGGTATATCAGTGTCCTTTTTGTAAACTTCACACCATCCTCCTAAAAGAGTTTCCCCCTCAATCAGCAGGGCTCCATTTCTGTATTCAACTGAACCATTTATATTGATTACAACAATTCCAGCTTTCTTACCTGCATATTGTGGATTCTTGTTTGCACGTTTTTGATAAACATCTTTTGATACGACCATCTGTGCTGGCTGACTTCCATACTTAATAAGATATGCCTCCTTTATGAAAGGATTCAATTTTTGTCCGGCACATAGACCAATGAACAACTTAACTTCCTGATCAGTTACCTCTCCATTTCCATTTACCAAATAATTTCTGACAGTTTTGGAAGAAAGCTGTATTTCTCCTGTATCTGTCATGATTTTTGTGATTTTATTTTCGTTGCTTTTTTGTTGTGTTAAATTATTTACTAATGGCATCCTCTTTTCCTCCTATTTTCTTTCATATTTGAAGTCCTTAAACATCATTGATAATAATTTTAAAATATTGCTGAAGGTCTTGATTGCTCCAAATGACCCACTGAATGAATATGTATACTCATATATCTTTCCTTCAAATTTTTCTGGCGTTGGAGCAATTTGTGCAAGAATCTGATGATCATTTCCTTTAGCCAATACTTCACCAGTCTTATCATCTGTTAATACTGTAATGTTTGATTGTTTATTTTGTTCCTGTGAAGTATTTTCTGCAATTTCAGTATTTTGTTCATGGTTTGGCATTTGTTGCTTAGAAACGATTTCCTGAGCCTTTTTATCAGCTTCCTTTTGTACAGCATTCTTGATCATTTCAACATCACGATTGATTCTTTGCTGAACGTCAGGCATGGAAGTTCCTTTTTTATACAATTCAACATACGTATCTACATTCAATTGAGCATCCAACCCATGTGCAATAGACAACTGAGTCACCGTTGATTTAATTGTTTCAATATCTTTCTGTTTCTGATTATAGAGTTCAACGATTCGATTTAATTCAGCGTTGATTTCATCTGTTGTCTTTTTGGTTAGATTTCCAGTTTTGGTAAACGCAGATGCATTCGTCCATGATGGCTTGAAAGTAAAATCCTTTCGCGTATCATCGTCAAGCATTTCTTGCTTGATCAGCATATCCAATGTTGGATTGATGGTTGTTTCCATCATCTTTTGTTTCAATGCCTCTTTTTCCTTTGCTTCAAATCCTTTGATTTCACTATCCAATGGACCAACAACATCATCAATGGCTTTGATAATATCTGTCATGGCATCATAAACTTCATTAATTTCTTTCAAAGCTTCATTTTTAATGTTCTTTTTATTTTCAGTGATGATTTTCTTCTTATTATTCAAGTCTGCACGTGTATCAGTTAATTCTTTGAGATCGGAAGAGCGTCGTGTAG